CAAACAGACCATCGCTGAGTCGCCTGGCAGGTTCGGGGACTACATCTACGGGGGTCAGGTAACTGACTCAGAAATTCATCCCGAATGGAAGTTTCGTCAGAAATTTCCATTCCGCGATATTGGAGGTGATTTCACTTCTCAACGGTGGGCGATCGAGATTGTCGGACCGACAATCGGAACGCTTACTCGTCAAGAGTGGAGTTTCCCAACTGGATCTTATCCAGGAGGGAGTAGGTCGGATCAGTACACTTATCGTGGACCGATTCTACCTATTTCACCTTACTCTTTGCAATGGCCTTCCTTCTCCTTCTCTGATTCGTCAGAGTTGGATCGGTTGGGCACTATTGCAATTAGTAGGTGTTCCCCCAGTAACGCTGCCGCCGATTTTTCCGTTGCCATAACTGAGCTATTGCATGAGGGTCTCCCTCATGCACTAGGTGCCGTCCTAACTGGATGGCGCAACATGTCTCCGAAAAGCCGTAAAAAGGCTATTGGTGACGAGTATCTCAATTATGAATTCGGATTCAAGCCCCTTGCGAATGACCTTGCAAAAGGTGCAAACGCCGTGATCGATTCTGATGCCACTTGGCGTCAGTACGCTCGCGATTCAGGTAAGCTTGTTCGGAGGCGGTATGAATTCCCGATTGAGGAATCAACGACTGGAACTGTTGTCGACACGTTTGTTAGTGCTTTCACTAACCCGTCGTCGTCAGCATTTCTGGACTTTGGTTCGCTCAACAAGGGCCGAATATTGCGTACGGAGACATTCCGTCGCCGTAGGTGGTTTAGCGGGGCGTTCACCTATTACGTTCCTCCACCCCATTCGGGGTTTAGGAATGAGATAGCGCGCCAAGTTATCCAGGCACGAAAGTGTCTGGGCGTATCACTTACGCCAGATACACTCTGGAATCTCGCTCCTTGGAGTTGGCTGATTGATTGGCGCCTTAATATAGGCTCCCTGCTGTCCAACTGGACAGACTGGGCAATCGACAACCAGGTGTTGGTGTATGGGTACATGATGGAACATACGTTCCGCGAGTACCTCTATGCATTCGATGGTCCCACAGGCCTTATAGGCTTTGGGAACAATCGACCGTCTCTGATCAAGTTGACTGTTGAGTCAAAAGTTCGGAGGCAGGCTTCGCCGTATGGCTTCGGAGTGGATTGGGGTTCTTTGAACCCTCATCAACTCTCCATACTTGCGGCCTTGGGTATTACCCGTGACCGTAAGTAGTAGCAACGCAAGTGTCACAACACCAACTAGGAGGCTTCCATGCCTCTAGGAGTGAACGCCTATGTCACTGTCCGATCCTTCGTCCGTCACCATTTCCGGTGCGACCACCTCTCTCCCGCGCGTTAGCACGGGCGATAGGAAGGCCGTTTACCAGAGCGGTGACGAGACCATCACGCTGACTGTCAGCCACCTCCCCTCCAAGGGGAAGGGCTGGCGGCGGATGGTCAGGATCGACACTTCGAAGATCGCGGCGGACCCTTTCGAGACCGACGTGAACAACGAGGTCTCAATGTCGACTTACGTCGTCATTGAGACGCCTTCGGACGGCTACTCGCCGACCGAAGCGTTGGCGGTGTGGAAAGGCCTTGTCGGCCTTCTCACAGCGTCTTCGGACGCCGCCATGATCAAGGTCTTGGGTGGGGAATCCTGATCTCTTAACCGAGGTCTCGAGACCAAGAACACCACTCATGATCTGGTCGTAGCGGTGTCACCGGATCGCAGGTCGCCTCTTCCACCTGAACCTCGTCGAAAGACGGGGGGTAGGAGGAAGAACGATCTTGATCCTCGCGTCACGTTCACCAAGAAATTCTTGGTGATCGCGGTTGCGTTGATCAATTTTGCGTACCTGGTAAGTGAGCTCTTCTTGTCGGCAGTTAATGCTTGCAAGTAGAACTCCAGTGCTCCAGGGGGGCGACCCCTTGGAACGCGATATAGGCTAGGGATGCACACACCCCCTATATAGGAGGAATGCTGAAAAGCCTGATATCACTCTGGTCCTGCACAGCAGCTGAGCTGTCTGTGCGATGCTGCACAAGCGCCACTCGTGACATAAAAACTGTCACGAGTCGGTTCGAACACGAGGGGCTTAGCTTTCTAGCTATCACCCTGGCGGACCTTGGAAAGGCCATCCAAAAATGGTTGGACCAAGGTTTCGTCGCTCCTTCGGATGCTCCATCCTTCAAAAGAGGAAAAGGGCATCGTAGTGGTCTCCCTGCATTTCTGCAAGGTTTCCTTGAGCGTGTGTTCGAGCCTAGTAGTGGCACGTTGTTGGATGAACCAGACGTGGAAGCAATCTATGCTCTTCGTCAACTTACGTTGATGTTTAGCAAGATCGCCCTCCCGGGCTCTGGCAGTGATGCCAGAAGCCTTCAGGTTGTAACACCTGAACGCGAGAGGCGAGCCATGTCTGAGTTTGTCCAATGTGAGCAGGAAGTGAAATTCTCGGATTCTATCCTTGATCCCCTTTATAAAGAGGATTTTAGGCGTATGTCCGAGGTGCTTTATGGAGATCTTTTCAAATGGATGGAATACCAACTATCCATGGGAAATGTTGTCCCCAAGCACGGTCCAGGCGCTGTCGCTGAACGTATTTCCAGTAATGGAAAATACAATCAGCGGACTTGGCCCACTCGTCTAGACAGGGTTTTCCCTGCCTCGACCTATCTGGCTCCTAGTGGGAGTTACTCCCCACGGGAATGGTCATCATGCATATGCATTGATGAACGATCCTGGGTGAGGCGTAAGCTTCCCCTCGATCTTCCAGATATTCACTTCCTCGAACCCGGAGCAGAGATGCCTGTTAGGGTCATCACTGTTCCTAAGTCGCTCAAAACACCTCGGATCATTGCGATTGAGCCTACTGCGATGCAATACTCGCAGCAAGCACTCTTGCAATTGTTCCGCGATGGAATCAAGAGGTTTCACCCCCTCTCTTCCATGATCGGTCTTGAGGACCAGGAGCCTAACCGGCTCATGGCTCTCGAAGGATCCCTCAGCGGGGATCTTGCTACACTAGATCTTAGTGAAGCTTCCGATCGTGTTTCGAATCAGCATGTACTTGATTTGTTTGCTAACTACCCCCTGTTGCAGGAGGCAGTACAAGCAACCAGATCGAGGAAGGCTGATGTGCCTGGCCACGGAGTAATCCGTTTGGCCAAGTTCGCGTCTATGGGTTCAGCTCTCTGCTTTCCCATTGAGGCGATGGTGTTCTTGAACACCATTTTCCTCGGGATTGAAAGGGAGCTCAACACTCCACTTTCTTGCTTGGAGGACATCAGTCTCTTCAGCAAGCAGGTGCGCGTCTTTGGGGATGACTTGGTTGTCCCCAGAGAATATGTGCTGTCCGTCGTTGATGAACTGAGTGTTTTTGGACACAAAGTTAACATCAGCAAGTCTTACTGGACCGGAAGGTTCCGTGAGTCTTGCGGACGGGAGTACTATGACGGCCATGACGTTAGTATCGTCAAGGTTCGTAAAGTTCTCCCGACACGACGGCAGGATGCTTCTGGCGTTGAAGCAGCAGTCGCTCTCAGGAACCTGCTCTATTGGGCAGGCCTCTGGAAGTCAGCTGCGTTTATGGACGATTACTTGGGCAGAATCTTGCGATTCTTTCCAAACGTCGCTCCAACATCGCCAGTATTGGGCAGGGAATCTGCGTTGGGATATGAATTCCAACGCCTTGACCCGAATACTCACGCCCCCTTGGTGAGGGGAAACTTCGTGAGTGCCAAGCCACCGGTAGATATACTTACCGATGAAGGTGCCCTACACAAGTGTCTCTTGCGGAAAGCATCACCTGAGTACCGGCTGATAAGGCCGTCAGGTGGTCGTGAACCGCGCCTCAGGATTGCGAGTCCTGATGCCGAGCACTTGGAGCGTTCTGGACGCCCCGAGCACGTCAGCATCAAGCTCGGGTGGAGATCGCCCTTTTAAGGGCAGATATGCGGGGAGTAATTCCCGCGAGGGAGATTGACATCTCACTCTTCTCCAGTTGTGGCCAGAATATTCCGACCACATAGGTAGCTAGCAAGCTACCAAGGAGATTCTTCCGGTTATCAAGCCGGAGGAAGGCTCCCCACGCCTTGCGTGGGGACCGG